AATAATGTCTGTGCTTGCTCCCATCTGTCCATAAATCCATTATTATTTCCATCTATAAATGATGATTCTGAATAATATCCTAACTGCTGAATCGTTAGTGGAAAATCGTTATAATTAGGAAAATCAATTTTAAAGGCATTTACACCATAAATGGGGTGATACCTTAGAACAGAGCCAAAAGACGCTCTAAAGTGTTTAAAATCACGTTTAAGGCGTATATCTAAGGATTTATAGCTAAGGTCAATATAACCATTGCTTGATGATTCTATTTTGGTGCTTGTGTTTTCTCCTAAGTATCTAAGCCATATTTTATGGTTATCAAACTCTAGCCCTCTGTCTTTTATTTTCTCATATTCAAGAAGATATTCAAAGTTATTCAATGAAGAACGAAATACAGTTGCATTCTGCTCGTTTCCATCATAATAGAATTTAGGCTTCTTTTCGAACTTGTATCTTGATAATTTTTTAATACCTATTTGAAAGCGATAGTTTGCACCATCATTATCGGTTGTATTTATTAATTCACCATTATATTCAAATGTTTCTATTGGTGTCATTGTAGCGTTTAATGATCCACCGCCATACACTGTAGCGTATTTGTAGAATTGTCCGCTACAGAAAAAGGGTAATAATAGAAATAAATATTTTATCATAGAATTTTAGTATAAGCATAGGTGATATACACATCACAAGACCATCCACCTGTAAACGCTCCACTTGACCACATTTTGAATGGTTTATTAATTAGCGAACCAGCATCAACACCGCCACCAGGTTGACCTCCACTAAACACATAAGAATTGTCAGCACTTTTTGCACTCATAAATCTAGACCCCTTATCCCAGTATAAAAGGGTTTGTGAATCATCCCACCCAAAAACCAAATCCTTATTAGAAACTTCTGTTGCTGCTGCATAAGTGCATAATACAGTTACGCTTAAAGGCATCACCATACAACCACTTAAAGCACCAACTAATGTTTTCGATGCTGTGTTCAACGCCTTAACCTCTGTGTTGTTTAAAGAGTATTTATCCGTTTGAATAACATATTTAAAGTCCATCTTTTTAGATGTTCCTGATGCAGAACCTGTGGTGTCGTTTACATCTACCACCATAAGCAAATCACCACTACCTGCTTGTTCTTCGAGTGCTGTCTTGTCGGTCAGTCTTTGTCCAGCCATAATTTAATTTTTTAATATAGTTTTTAAGTTTCTTAAAATTTTCCTTACTAGAAGGATATGTTCTTCTTTTAACAGCCATAAACAGTAATATCTGCACCTTGTAAAAATCCTTTTAATCTATTGCTTCTTGCAACATTGGTGTCTAGGTTAATACCTGCATAATAGTTTCTTGTTGTTGGGTCTAAGTCAGCACCCGTATTGCTTGAATACTCAGGAAATGACGTTTGGTTATTTCTTAAGTAATCAATGCAACGCTGTCTGTAAAATTCAGCTGCATCAGTAGCTGTGTCCATTACTGGCTTTAAGTCATCATAAGTAGCACTTGAAGATTGGTCTGTTGCACCCATTACCACAACTGCGTTATTAACAAATCTAAGTCGTAAATAAGGAACAAGAGAAACGAATGCAAATTGCACTAATGCAGGTTGAATGTATGTTTCTACAAGTGTCTTATAAGCACCTGTTAATGTTCCACCTTGAATATCTGATTTTAGTTTAGCGTCAAGGTCTGTTCCAAGTATAGGTAGAATGCTCATATCCTGTGCTAATAAAATATAAGGCATAATTAGGTCATCGGAAACTGAACCGCCAATTGCTGAATCTTTTTTTAATCGTGTTGAACTTATGTATAGTGTATGTTGTATCGCCATATTTTTAAATTTATTTTGTTCCTGGATATTTATACCAACCATTACTTGCATTTGCTACACCTTCTGCAACATCTATTCCCGCAGGTCTTGGCGTGTAGCTTTTAGGTATGCTATCTGTCTTTTGATAGTCATCATCTAAACTTTGCCCTTCTCTTAATTCTGTTCCTGCTTTTAGTCTGTATAGAACCGTCTTCCAAGAATGCTTACACCACTTTCCTCCTTTCCACTTGAAAAGTGAATATGGACGACCTTTGTGTCCTAATTGCTTGTTTACGCCTTCTCTAGTTGCCTTATCAATATCTTCTATTCTATAAACAAACCCCGCATTGGAAAGTCGCATCATATTTTCACAAAATTTCCTTGAACCATTTCCCTTTTTATTTGCTCTTTTATTTTTTCTATAATACTTAAAACGAACCCTATAAAATGATTTATCTAAATAACTAGGTTGGTCTTCGTTGCTTCTTATTTCATCAGCAAACTTTTCTTTGTTTTCTTTGATTAGTTTTTTAGCCCAATCTTCATAGTCTTCAATTAATCCTTCATCTTGTTCATCTACTATCTCCCATACTTCCTTATCCATTTGTTCACCTTGTAATTCTTCAAATATTATGTTTAAATCATCATCTGACATTTCAACAAAATCATCAGAATCAATATCTTCTTGGCTAACACCTTCTTTTTCTTGATCTTCTTCTGATTGTGTCTTAGTAACTTCCAAATCAATAAAATCAGCAGGTTTAAGCGTTTTAAAGTATAAATCAAGGTTTATATCATTAACGGCGAATATCTTGTCCAAACCCTTTAAAAGCGTGTTCTGGAAAGGAATGACGACTGTGTTGTTAAATAATGAATAAGCATCACGTAATTCGTCAGCATTATTACCAAGTCCACCACCTTCTGAACGTATTCCAAAAAGAATTGGTGATGTAACTCTATGTCCTGCAAGTATTTGATTTACTGCTTGTTTACTCATTCCTTCCCAAGCACTTTGTGCATCATTCATTTGGATAGGTTCTATTACAGGTGCTGTTTCTTTTCCGTCATTAAATGTGATAAGTATTTTACCAGCATTTCCACTACCTGCAAATTTTTGATTTAATTGTCTTTCGATAGTTCTTCTTTGTTCTTCTGTTGGAATACCATTAGAAAATCCAACGTGCATAGAAGGTGTCATACCACTTGTAATATTAGATAAATGAAACTGTGCTATTTCTAATTCCATTTGAATCCAATCAGTAGCAGCTACATAATCAGGTGCAAATCCATAGAATAAAGCAGGATTCTTGTCACGAATCATTAGAATCTGACTTGCATTAGCTCTATCTTCTGTTGAAAATGCTCTATAAGGAATTGGACGATATTCTGATTTCTTATACTTAGACCAATCAGCACTATAATAATAAGTATCTATTTCTCCATCTATCATTTTACCAGAACGGATGTATTGTGCAGGAATATGCTTCATCTTAGCTATACGACTTCTATCTCTTGACCATATCACATTTACATAACAACCACCAAACAGTTTTAAATCTAATGCAAGGTCTTTTAATACATCATCATCAGAATTGTGTAAAAGTTCTGTTAATCGTAAATAAGATTCTTTTGTAGCATCTGATTCGTCTGCATTGGTAGCAGTTAATCCTTCACCATATATCATCGCACCAATTGACTTAACTAATGCACCATTGATTGCACTACCTAAGAATAGTTCTAATAGATAATTAGGATAAAGGTTATCCTCTCCAAAACTTACCCAGTCTTGGTTAGATTTTTCCACTAAATGTGGAATATTATAATGTGATAATTTTACTAAGTTTAAATTCATAATGGATTTGTTAAATAGATGCTTTCTGTATCAGCATCGTTAGTAGTATATTCTGTGTATGTGACAGATTCTGTTGCGTTAGTGTTTCCAGCTAAATTCATAATACCATTCCAAATAACAGGAAGTCCTGTTGGATCAAGGTTATTGCTGTCTGCGTTTTGATACAGAGTAGCATCATAAAAACCTAACGGAAAGTCTGTTGTTCCCAATCGTATCTTTGCTTCTAATAAGTCTTCTTGAGATGATGACCTTGTTGTAAAAAAACTTAACGAAACATATCTTTCTTTGTTTGTGTATACTGTGTTAACCGATACAGTTTTTGACTTACCCGTAAATTGACTTGTAAAAGTAATTAAAACACGACCAGAATCTATTGTCATTTTATCGTGTATATCTAGATAAAACGAATTGAGTAATAATACATCTCCATAATTTCCGATTTTTACTTGCATCATATCTTAAAATGTTATATAAACAGATTCTGTGTCTGCATCGTTAGTATCATAGTCTGTATACTCAACAGCAGGATTTCCCGACTGCTTTACATTAGCTAACCCATTCCACAACACTCTCAAACCTGTAGGATCAAGATTTGTTGGAAAGTCATTCTGGTATACTGTAACATCATATAAACCATAAGGCAGGTCAGTAGTTCCAAATTTAAGATAACCAAAAAGAGGAGCAAATGCTGACCAAGTAAAAAAGCTAATCGACACATATCTTTCTTTCCTTGTGTAAGATGCACTCAGAGGTAAAGTGTTAAAGCCATTTCCTGACAATTGACTTGTAAAATTAAATATAGGTCTTAAATCCGTTACTGTTTCACCAGAATAAGGAATCATTTTATCATATATGTTAATTCTTACAGCATGGTCTGTTAGTGTTGATTTTTTTTGTAAAAACTGTATCATATCAAATCAAAGTATTTACCAATTACATCCCAAGTGTCTTTAATCATCTGTTGTTCCTTATCACTTAATTTATTTAAGTCTGCAAAAACAATATCTGGTTTATTATATTCATCCTTCAACTTGAACATCCTTTTTCTTCTTTTTAGGTTTATCTTCTATAAATAAGTTGTTTCTAACACTTTCTCTAAGTCCTTCTATTTGTTTTTGTGTTAAGTCGTTTAAGGGTATTCTTATTGAATCAATACTTTTACCTTCCCACTCTTTTTTTAATTTCCAAGCCATAGCGTGTTTATTATAAATATAAATATAGGTTATTTGTTTTTTTTAATAAAAAAAAGGGGTAATAAAACCCCTTCTTTTCTTCCCGTATTGAGTAACGATTATGGTAATGTTCCCACAGTAATAGTTAAGTTTGCTTCATCACTTAATCCATCAAACGGATATTTAGTCGTAGCAGGTCCAGCACTCGCAGGAAGCTGTATTAAAGCGTTCTTTTCTTGTGCAGCCCATTCAATAGTATAGCCATTTTGGTCACCCATAGCAGTTCCTGTGATAACTGTTCCGCCTGTTACGTGACAGCCATTGTCAATTCCTAATAAAAATACATTATCATTTTGGTCTTGAACAAATATCTGTGCTCTTGAATAAGCCATTAATCTAAGCTCATTGGTTGTGTCGTGGTCTATTTTTTGTAATACCACTGATAATGTTTGCTCGAAAAATGTTGTTCCATTAGCATTATCAGAATTAACATTTACAGTCATAGAACTTAAATTAGGAACTAAATCATACTTAAAAACCTCAACAGTTCCACCACAACAAGACCAAGTAGCAAAACCAGCACTAGTCATTTCTGTTGTATTTATATTAGCAGCAGCATTTATGTTGTTGCTGTATGCTTTACAGATAAAGATAGCTTTCAAGCCACCAATGGTGTCTTTACAGTCTATTAATCGTCCTCTTGTAATATCACAAGCCATAATTATTATTGTATTAAAAAGTTAATAAAAAGGGGGTGTATTACAACCCCCTATTTAAAGTATCTATTAAGTCCAAACAGTTGAACCATATACACCATCTGTTGCTACAGCAGTTTGAACACCTACAGCAAAGTTCATTACAACTCTTACGTTGTCAGAACCATCATATTCGTAAGTAGGTATTAATCGAGCTTCAGTCCAATCAGTTGCAAGGTTAGTTCCGAATACTAAGTTTTCAGGATAAGTGAAAAGGATAGTATCGTTGAACATACCTGGACATCTGTATATTGGGTATCCGAAGTAAGTAGCAGTATCAGATTTTGCATCAAATCCTAATCCAGAAATTTGTCCTTGATTAGAACCTGCAGAAGCTAATGCTTGAATGTAGAAACCATAAGTCTTGTTGTTCATATAGAAACCAACACCAGGCTTAGTAAGTATACCTGAGATATCAGATGCAGCAGCATTATATACTGAAGCCATATCAGTTAAGATATCACTAGCAGCTAAAGCATCAGCAAAATCTACTTCTGTAAAATCTTTACACGCAGAAGCGTCAGCACCTGCCTCATCTTGTGTTCCATCGTCAGATAAAAACCCTGTTCCGAAAGGTGAAGAACCTTGCCAGATTCCGATTTCTAATTGAGCAGCAGCTTTTCCTGCAACAACTTGTAATAAGAAGTCAGAGAACGCTTGTGGCAAGTTACCATTTCTGTCCATTCCCTGCCCCATCCAAGTTGGGAAGATTGTTCCTCTACAAATTTCTTCGTTAACTTTAAGATCAGTTAATGAAAGAACTTGCTCAGTAGTTGATGTGTCATTTCCACTTGAGAAACTACAAGCAGCAGCAACAATTGGATTAGCACAAGCTATGTTGTTGATTACTGCACTTTTTGTTAAACCATCTAAGATTCTAACATAACCTTTAGCAACTGTGTCAGGACTTCTCAAGGCAGCAGTCACATAAGGCAGTGCGTGAACACCTGCATACGTATCACCGTTTACAGTAATGTCAAATTCACGTCTTTTTGATAATTGAATTTTATTCGCCATTTTATTTATTATTTATTGTTAATGTAATATGCTGTCCTCTCCATTGGTGACAGTTTTCCTAAGTCAACAGTTGTATTAACATTCGTTCCTTCTGGTGAATATGTAATGCCTTCATCAGCAGGTTGTCCGCTTAATTCAACTATTTTTCCTTTTAATTCTTCTATTTGTGTCATAAGTTCCCCCATAACCTCATTAGACATTTCAGTCTTATCTTCTTCCACTTCTTCCGAAACTTCTTCTGACAATTCAGCCGATGCTTCTACTTTGTCAGCTTTTAGGTCAGCAACAGCGTCTTCAAGATTTTTGATTCTCTTTTCCATTCCTGCCCAATCTTCAACGTCAGCTTCATCGTCTTCAGCTAATTCTTCTTTAGACTCAACTTCTTCAGACATTTCTTCTTCAGATGCTTCTACATCTTCTGCTTCTTTTTCTTCTCCAAGATCAAGTATTTCAGAATTTTCTCCGATTGTTAATTTGTTTCCATTTTCCAGTGTATAGCTTCCTGCTTGTAATGCTTCCGCATTTCCATCATCAGAAACAGCAAATACTTTAGACCCAATCATAAATTGCTCATCTTCTGTAGCAACAATACGACCATCGTCTAATTTCATTTCAGCGTAGAATTTTACGCCATAAGATTTAGGTTCATTTTTCATTTTTAAGATATTTAAAATTTTTTCGAGAGTTCCCATAACATTAATATATATAAAAGGGTTAAAAATTGTTTATTTCTTTATCGTCTGACTGTCTTATTTTTGATAGCAGCACAGACTTTTGCCGCTGTTTCTTTATTACCGTATTGTTTCATTTGGTCACGCATACAATCATCCCAAGAATACTTTAACATCGCTTTACGTTTCCCATAAGCAATGTATTCTAACATTTTGTATTTTTTTTTGTATTTACGCTTACCAGTTTCAGAATGTTCTTCCTTCATAGTAGCAGAAGCGTGGTCAACACAAGGCATAAATAATTTAACACCATCAACACTATGGGTGTGGCTACCAGAACAACCTTTAAACATTTCTGCATATAAATCAGCTTCTTCTTTTGTTCTAAATAATGGTTCGCCATCTAAACTTCCAACAGGTCTTAATTCATTAGCTAAAATAACTTCTTTGATTTTATTCATCATTACTTCATCAGGACAGTCTTCACATACTTCGTCTAGTATGTCTTTTTGTTTAGATGCTTCAATTAGTTTGTCTGTAAAGTAACCTTCAATACTAAATCCTCTAACTTCTTTGTTCTTTATCTTTTCCCAAATGTCAGGATTATTTTCCGCAGACACTTGAACAAACCAAGTTCCGACAGGCATATTTTTAAAGCCATACATATTTGATTTGTCGTATTTGTTATTTTCTTTAATCCACGATTCTACGACAGTTAATCCCTCTACTGGTTCTTTGTGTTCAAGCGTGTGATTATTATTCCTTAGATTCAACATAAATAGCTTCTGTGCCTGTCTTATCGTTTCTTTAGTAAAGAACACTTCATATTCCTCATTAGTTTCTTTGTCTAATCTTGGAATCTTTTTATCAGGGATCAAAACCGCACCAATTAATTGTTTTTGCTCTTCATCAATTTTAGCAAGTGATAAAAAGTCATTATTAAAGAAAACAAAATTTTCTTCTATCGCAGGGAACTTAACAACAGAGATAGCATCAACGCCAAAGTGTTGTGCTGTTTCGTCTATTATTAGTTCTATTAGTTTTTTCTTTTTAGCCATATCATTTATAAATATAAAGTTCTTAATTTTGTTTATAATGTCGCCTGAATATCTAGTTCTTCTTGCAATGCTTGTGCATTAGAAATATCAGTTTCTACTACAAATGCTTGAACAGGTTGTTGCTCTCCTGTTGCTGTTCCAGTTATGTTTTCTAAGTTAGGTATTGTTCCACCGATTCCACCCATTGGTTCAGGTGAAGGAATAGATGGTGTGTCACCACCACCGCCACCACTACCTTCTGCACCAGGTATTTTTGTTGACATTATTTTCTTAACATTAGCCATACCCGCTGCAACTGCACCTATTGCTGCTATCGGACCAAATATAGGACCTGCCCCAACAGGAGGAGGTGCTAAGGCAGCTGATGCTGCTGAATAAGTATTGATTAATGCTTGACCTACCGCTAATGCTTTACCTGCTTTAGATTCTTCACCCATTAATGATGCTACTTGCCCCATTGAGTTAGCTACTATTCCTCTTTTTGTTTCTTCGGTTAATTCTGCTATTTTAACTTCTGCTTCTGCTGTTTCTTCAGCAACAACGACTGTCTTTTTTAGACTATCTTGTCTTTCTTTTTCTAAAGCATTTAGATTGGTTAATTGCTCTGACCTTTGACTTGTTATTCTTTCATCAAGATCGGCTAGTTCTGTTTTAGCGTCTATTAAGGCAACCTGTAAATCTATATTATCTTTGTTTCTTGATAATTCTAATGCAGCTAAGTCAATCTTCTTCTGTGCTAACGCTTGTTCTTTTGCAAATTGTTCGTCTAAGACTCTTCCTAATTCTTCGTTAGCAGCTATCCTTTCTTCAAAAGTTAAACTAACATCATCTCTAATTTGTCTTTGTAATTCAGCTTCTTTTTGATATGTTAATTGTAGTTGTCTTTGTTGGGCATCAGCTAACTTAACTTCATTACGCATTTTGTTTTGTGTCC